CACCAAGAAGTTCTTGATATACAGTTTTACCGAATCCCCAAAATTTAACACCTTCTGATTCTTTACCACGAACTACAACTGGTGCAAAAGTTCTCATTTTAGGTTCAAGTCTTTTGCCTTGAATCCATTCGTCTTTATTACCTGTTGATTTTAGTTTGTCAGCAAATTCAGCTACTGGATCTGGTCTTCCAAATGAAAGAGGTGATAGGTAAGTTTTATTATTACCTAAGTTATAATGAAAGAATAACTCAATGAATGGGTTATCTTTATTATGTTTGTAAGGAACAACACGAACAACTTGTTTACCTGGTTCAGGTTTCCAAAAGTTATCTTTTGTATTTGAAGTTGATTGTAATGTTGCGAGTTTGGATTTTATTGCATCTATATCCATTTATTTTCTCCTGTGTTTTATTATTTATCGTTTATTATTTATGGTTAACTCTTGTAACCATATAACCTATTTTTACTTCTTACCTATAATATATATCAAAATTGCAATATAAGTCAAGCTTTTTTTTATTTTTTTTCAAATTTTTTCCATTTACCTATTGGACACTCTGCAGTTGCATAATGACATTTAACATTCATAAAACAACCACACTCTGTACATCTACCATCTTTCTTATCTGTATCAGGATTAACCTCATCATATTTTAAAAGTGGACATTGTTTACAGATTTCCCATCTTTCTTCTGCTACCTCTTGAGGAACAATTACATGCTTTCCCCTCATAAAGGCTTTCAAACTCTTCCAATGAGTAACAGCTAAGTCTCGAATCTGTTGAGATATTGGTGGAAGTTTCTTTTCTTCCTTCAACATATCCTCCGATTCTTTTATCTTCTTTAACTCATCTTTGGTTGCTTCTCTATCAACCGTTACTTTTGGTTTAAATTTGAAACTCATTTTACTCCGAGATGATTCATCAATTTATCTAATTTTTGTTCAACAATAGATATTCTATCATTTGAATTTTGTTGTTGATTTTTTCTAGCTTCCCATTGTTTTTTAAATCCATCAACAACATCCTTTGTCGTTGTAAGATTAGGTAGATGATTATTTTCACCTCTCCACTTTTCATAAGCTTGTTTCCACTCATCTATAAGTTTTTCATCTTCCCAATCCTGTGGTAGAGGTGGGGGTGGTGATTTTGGTTTAGGTAATTCTGGTATTTCTTCACCATCAGCCCATTTTTTAATTGTTTCTTCATCTCTCCAACCACATATTGTATTTCCAGTTTCATAATCAACTAAAAGTGGTGTTCCACATCTTAAATCATATTTGTTTTCAATTTCTCTTTTTAAACCTTGATTATCTTCCTCACTTAAATCAAGTCTCAAAATATCATAACCATCACTATTTAATTTTTCTACTATTGAATCTATCTGTTTACAGAAAGCACAGCCTACTGAATGAAAATAATATAATGTTGATTCTTTTTTGGATTTTTTTTCCATAACCTATTTTACCACTGTTTTATTGAATTTTTTCTATTTTGAAAATTCTTGTGTTTATTTTGTTCAAACCATCCGAATTTGTTACCATTAACATATTCTTAAAGTTTTCCCAGGGTATCATAAACTTGTTGTCCAAAACACCATTGTTTAAATTTTTTATACATTCATTCAATGCATTGATGGTATATAATGTATTGGAATGTTTTTTTCTATGTAGTGAAATCGTTCCCTCTACTTTATTGTAATCCACACCACCTTGTGTATCTACATTGTATGTACATATTAATTCATTCACATTGTTTTCATTTTGTAATACATATACTTTACTGAATATGATTTCATATGCATCAACGATTTTCTTGATTGTTTCATCAAGATTATCTTTTGTTGTGAATGATGCTAGTAGTTGTGATTTCATTATACTTTTATATCCCTTTCACGAGTTTTTATTTCATCTACAGCATTCTGTAAAACTTTATTTGATTCTTCTATTTCCTCTTTCGTAAGGACTTGTGTATATTTACTTACTACCTTTAAAATTCTTTTTACATGTTCTTCTTTTCCTACATAAACACCTCTAGTACGATTACCATCACCCGCATGATAATAATTAATCGTATCACCAGTATTATAAGCACTCCAACCATTTGCTATATTTTTAAGATCTTGTATTGTTAAACTATTTAACATTTCTTCGTTGATTCCACCATTTCCACCTTTTTTGAACACATTTTCCCAATGTTTTTTTGCAAATGCTATAGTTTCATTTGTAATTAATTTTTTCTTTTTATCTGCTTTTAACTTTTCTGGATCCATATTCAACCATTTATTAGCTCTTTCAATTAATTTTTCATCACTCAATTTATTTTTTTGTTGATTAAATCTAGACTCCATCCACACCCAATTTGAAGCTTCATCTTTACCACCATTATCAAGAGATAGACGATGATCTAATTCAGAAGCACCAATAGATAATGGTTTACCTGTAACCACACTCAATCCACCAGTCATTAAAAATGATTTAAGTACTTTTCTCTCTCTACCTAATCCAAGACCTGGTAATTGTTTGGGATTGTTTTCAGGAGGATCTCCCCGTTTACCAGCAGGTTTAGTTGAATCATAATTTGGATTTTTTATCCATTTTTTTGTTGTTAATTGGTCACCTTTACCAGCTGAACCTTTATTACCCATAGCTGTTACTATTCTACCACCACCTTCAATAGATTTAATTTTTTTTATCGCATTATCTATATCATCATCATTTATATCATATGTAGGATTTTTAGGTCCTTTACCTTCTGTAAAATCTTTTAATTTTTTCCATTCATCTTGAGTTAAATCATTAGTTCCTTTACCTTTTCTTTGTTGTGTTGCCTGTGAAATCAGTAAATCAATTGTTTTTGATACAAAATCTATTCTTTCTTTTTCTGTTTTTGCAATACTTTCAATTTCTTCAGCTGATAAACCTTCTGGAACTTCTATACCCAAATCAGTTAAATATTCTTTTCCGGATGATTCTTCATCATCCATTTGACCAAACAAATCATCCATTGAATCTTCATAATCATCAGGTGCATCCATTTGTTTTAAATGGTCACCAGTTTCTTTTTCTTTATCATCAAATGGATTAGCATCAATTTTCATTGGTGGTTTGGTTTCCTTTTCAGGTTCTTTTCCATCACCTTTTACAACTAATTTTCCATCTACTGCCTGATGTGTAACTTCACCACCCTCTTTTCCATAGGCACCTTTTCCATGATGAACTAATCCCATCTTTTTAGCTTTTTCTTTTTCCTTATCATCAAGTCCACCATCTTCATTGATTAAATTCTGAATAACTTCGTATATAACTTTATTCGGTAAATTCAATTCTTCCATTGATTCACGAAGTTCTTGAATGTGTTGTGCGTTTTTTGGATTAGGCATTCCATCGTGAACACGATATGCCCATTCTACTAAAATCTCTTCTATGATTTCTGAAATATGTTTCATTTATAACCTCTTTGTAATGTCTTGCATTTCACCATAATTTAAACCCATTTTGGATTTGGTGTAATGTTTATTTTCTTCTAAAATTGATTTTATTTCTTTCAAAGTTTCCACTCCATCTGTTTCTGAAAAATCGAATAGAAAACTATCATACCCATATAAAACCAATTTTGTCTTCTTCCCTAATAAATAGTCTTGAATTAATAAAATCTTCTTAATATTAGATTCAGTTTCTAAAGCCTGAATTAAATAGTTAAAAACTTTATTTCTATTTAAATCCTCGTAATTCTTAAATAATAGTTTCCGTCTATAAATATCAGTTGAAACACAATTATGAGTATTTATTTCGTTCCATTTCTTATTTATATAAGTATGAACTTTATCAAAAAATGGAACTTTTTCTCGTGTTTCTTTGTCAACTCCACCATATAATAATTTAAAAGTTCTTTGTTTTGATTCCTCATATGAACAACCGTAGTCTTGAGCTAAGTATTCATGAACTGATTGTATACCAAAAAAATGTCCAACTAAATCACCAATTAATCTCAAGTGATATGCATCAAAATCAAACTCCACAAGATAATCATTTTCAGCTACAAAAGCTTTTCTTTTTTCAGGTGGTAGAGCTGCAAAATTTACAGAACCAAATGAATTACTTGGACGACCTGTTGTTGTCCATAAATTATAGTTTGAATAGAGTTTTCCATCTGATATATGTTTCTTTACTCTTATGTCAAATATATCACATACATCATCTGAAACCTTGATTCCATTCTTTTCAATTGAGGTAAATGCCTTAATAACATCATTCATATATTCATCATTTTCACCTGTATATGCTCTAGCCATCTTCTCATATACTTCACTACAATACTCATTATGTTTCGATAATGGTATGATTTCGTTAAGTTTTTTAACATTGTAGAACTTATTACTCAGGAAATCTATTGCATTATTACGAATATTATTGTCAAATGGT